TTGGTATCATGAAATCCAAGTCGGTGGTCAATGGCAAAAGTTCTATGACCCAGGAAAAAATGACAATGAACGTTCACCTTTGAATGAGGTTTACGAAGAGTTAATGTCAACAGGTAAAGAATCTGATAAAGAATTAGCGAAACAATATAAGTCTCGTAAATTCTATATTGTAAAAGTAATTGATAGAGACCACGAAGAGGATGGCCCAAAGTTTTGGAGATTTAAACACAACTATAAGAATGATGGTATCTTGGATAAAATCATTCCAATTTGGAGAAACAAAGGTGACATCACTGACCCTGAAAAAGGGCGTGACCTTATCATCGAGTTAACCAAATCTAAAACCCCTGCAGGTAAGGAGTATACAAGTGTGTCAACAATTATGTATGATGACCCAACTCCTGTTCATGAAGAGAAAGAACAATCAAATGCTTGGGTTAACGACGAATTAAGTTGGACAGATGTTTATTCTAAAAAACCTGTAGAATATCTTGAGGCTATTGCTCGTGGAGAGACTCCAAAATGGGACAGCGAAAAAGGTGGATACGTTTATGGTGATTCATCTGTTGAAACAACAACAGTTGGTGGAAGTAAATCTAAAGAAAAGGTTGCTGACCCACAAGCAGATTCAGAGGTAGATACTGATTTACCGTTCTAATTTTATAACCAAGGGTGGTGAGAGCCACCCTTATTTTTTTTCATATGACATTTAAAGAAGAAATTGAAATACAATCAAGAGATAATAAAGTATTGTCTTACGAGATATTAAGTCAATTAAAAGATAAAAATTACTTCTCAGGTAGAAGTAAACAAATTGGTGATACGGTCCTTTTTGGTATGTTAAAAGAAGAGGATGAAGACGGGGAATTACACATTAGATTAGTGACTTTCCACGAGGAGGAAATTGGCACCTTATATGAAGAAGATTCTATCTTCTACAAAAGACCGAAAGAAAACAAATTACCAAACATTAAAAGAATAGAAAATGGCAATCAAGAAGAACAACTTTAATAAAGTTAAAGAGAAGTTTTCAACTTCAGCAAAATATAAGCCCCAAAGATTCCTCGACTTAGGTGGGGATTTCTTGGATGCAGTGGGTCTTCCTGGACCAGCAATTGGACACTTGAATATGTTCTTGGGTCACTCAGATACAGGTAAAACAACTGCAGCTATTAAGGCGGCTGTTGATTGTCAAAAGAAAAAGATACTACCTGTGTTTATCATCACAGAACAAAAGTGGTCTTTCGACCACGCAAAACTTATGGGTTTTGAATGTGAGGAAGTAGTTGACGAAGAAACAGGAGAAATGGATTGGGGTGGATTTTTCATCTTCAATAATAACTTCAGTTATATTGAACAAATTACTGACTACATCAACTCATTGTTAGATGCTCAGGAAAAGGGTGAATTAGACTATGAAGATGAAGATGGACAACAATCACCAAGCTTATGCTTTATATGGGATTCTGTAGGTTCTGTGCCGTGTAAGATGACCTTCGATGGTAAAGGTGGTAAACAACACAACGCATCAGTATTATCAGACAAGATTGGTATGGGTATCAACCAAAGAATTTCAGGTTCAAGAAAGGCAGATTCTAAGTGGGAAAACACTCTCATTATTATTAATCAACCTTGGGTTGAATTACCTGATAACCCATTCGGTCAACCAAAAATCATGGCTAAAGGTGGAAACGCTGTATGGTTAAACTCATCATTGGTGTTCTTATTCGGTAATCAAAAAGGTGCGGGAACAACTAAGATTACTGCAACAAAAGACAAACGTTCTGTTAAGTTCGCAGTTAGAAGTAAGGTATCTGTATTAAAGAACCACATTAATGGTTTAGGTTTCGATGACGGTAGAATTATAGTTACACCACACGGGTTCTTAGCTGGAAAAGAATCATCTGAAGAAAAAGCTTCAATTGAAAAATATAAAAAGGAACACGCCGAGTATTGGAAAAATATCATCGGAGCAGATGGTGATTTTGACTTGAAAGAAGAAAGAGAAGATTAGTAACCTTTTAAACAAACTATGTGTCTAAAACTTTATTGGTAGACGGAGATAATCTTTTCAAGATTGGTTTCCATGGTGTTAAAGAACTCTATAATGATGGTGCTCACGTTGGGGGTGTTTATCATTTTATTAATACTCTTCGCCGATTCTTGGATGAACACAACCACGACAAAGTCGTGGTCTTTTGGGACGGAGATTCCAATTCCTCAATAAGAAAAAGTATATATCCGTTGTATAAGGGAAACCGAAGACAGGATATGAATGATTACAAATACGAGTCTTACTTGCAACAAAAAGCAAGAGTAAAGACCTATTTGGAGGAGGTATTCGTGCGACAAGTTGAGATGATAAATAACGAAGCTGACGACCTGATTGCCCACTACTGTAAAATTGCTACACAAGAAAACATTATTATATTCTCAGCCGACAAAGACCTAACCCAATTGATTTCTGAACGTGTAACTATTTATTCCCCTGTTCACAAACAATATTTCAAAAACGGTGATAAGATTTCTATTAACAAGGTGGACATTCCTCATCAGAATGTAACCGTTTGTAAAATCTTCACGGGAGATAAGTCAGATAACATTGAAGGTATCGAGGGACTGGGTGAAAAAACTTTGGTCAAATTATTCCCACAAATGCAGGAAAAATCCTGCACTGTCGAAGAATTGTTGGATATTGCACGAAATATCCCGCAAAAGAAACCTATGAAAAGTTTATCAAATATTTTGACAGGTAAGACAAAAAGTGGTATACTTGGAGAAGAGTTTTACACAACAAACTCTAAAATTGTTGACCTTAACAATCCGTTAATCACTGATGAAGGAAAACAACTTGTAGAGCAAATTCACACCGACACAATTGACCCCACCGATAGAGGATATAAGAATTTAATGAGACTGATGATGGAAGACGGTCTCTTTAACTACCTACCTAAGAATGATGAGGCTTGGGTAAACTTCCTAAAACCATTCATGAAATTAACAAGAAAAGAAAAACGAAACACAAACAAAAATTAAAACTATGAAAGAACAAGACAGCACGAAAATGGAATTTTTGCTAACCTTGAATGACAACATTGTTGTCCAAAGATTCTTTAATGTAAGAGGGTATAACCCGAAAGCGAAAAACTCTGTGGAGCTTTATGAATACATTAAAGGTTTGAAAGAAGAGCTCGATTACTATCTTAAAATGAAGACAGTTATCTACATGATGGATAATAAAGAGTCTATCATTCATGACCCAAAGATTATGGAGACTTCATTCACTGAAGGTCCGGAAATCTTTAACCTTTTTGTTAAGGTTGGAGAACAGACAATTTGTCAGAGAATTTTTGACGGAAAAAAGTTTCCACCAAAAGTTCGTTATACGGTTGATGTAAGACCATTTTTAAAAGATGTCCTTCGTGAATTAACTGACATTTTTTCAAATCCTGAATTAAGTTACCAATATTTGGAATTTGATTTGAGTAAGTAAGTATTTAATATTATAGAGGGGTAAGTTTCAATTTATGAATAAAAATTTTGATTATTTAGGCAATCAGTTTCAGTTACAATTATTAAACCAAATTATAGAAGATAAGGACTTTTCATCATCTATTATGGATGTAATTGAATCTTCGTATTTCGATAACAAGTATTTCAAAATCATTATTCAGATGATTAAAGAATACTTTTCGAAATATGAGTCAACCCCTAATTTTGACACTTTAGAACAGATTGTTAAATCTGAAGTATCACAAGAACTTGTGGCTAAAATTGTTTTGGATACTCTAAAACAAGTTAAAGAAGCACCGTTCGAAGGAACAGTATTTGTTCAGGAGAAGGCTTTGAAATTCTGTAAGCAACAAGAGCTTCAGAAGGCTATGGATAGAGCACAAAAAATTATTACCGAAGGGGACTTTGAATCTTATGACAAGGTTGAAGGATTAGTGAGAGAGGCTCTACAGGTTGGTCAAACAGATAAAGGAACCTCAGATATTTTTACAGGTTTAGATACCGTTTTGGAGGAAGACTATCGTCATCCAATTCCAATGGGCATTGCTGGCATTGACAAACTTCTTAAGGGTGGTTTAGCTAAGGGAGAGATTGGTGTTATCTTAGCACCGACAGGTGTTGGTAAGACGACTATCCTAACAAAGATTGCAAACACCGCCTTCAACATGGGTTATAATGTTCTTCAAATATTTTTTGAAGACAACCCAAAGATTGTTCAAAGAAAACACTTTACGATTTGGACTGGTATTGAACCCGATAATCTTGCAAACCACAAAGAAGAGGTTATGTCTAAGATTACCGAGATTCAAGAAACAATGAAAAACAAATTGGTTTTAAAGAAACTTGCATCAGACACTATGACTATGAATCAAATCAAGAATCAAGTTAGAAAGATGATTGCTGATGGAAATAAGATTGATTTGATTTTGTTGGATTACATTGATTGTGTTCTACCTGAATCATCTTCGAAAGATGAGTGGAAAGCCGAAGGTTCTGTAATGAGAGGG